TCAACGGAGTCGGACAGCAGATTTCCGCAATGGGCGCAGCCGACACCCTTGCAATTTGTCAGCAGACAAACGCACTCCAAAACACCGCAAACAACAACACACAGACAATCCTCAACAAGTTGGCGGAAATGCAGACCAACGCGCTGCAAGACAAACTTGAAGCCGCTCGAAACGAGAACACACGTCTTTCGGGTGAAATCTCACAAGCACAGCAGAACAACTACATTGCAGGCTTAATCGGTCAGGCAGTCGCTCCTATCAACGCACAAATCAACGCACTCGGCAGCAAGGTTGAGGCTATCGAAAACAAAATGCCGAACACAGTCCCCGTCCAATACCCCAATCTCACCGCTGTTAACACAACCCCCTCAATGGGCTACGGTTACGGCTTTGGTTTCGGTAACGGCTTCGGCAACAATGTATTTTTCTAACCCTTAAAACACGTAATTTATGGCTTGTGCAAACATAATAACAAACGTACAAGGTATTCCGTACTTGCCGACCACCAATATTACGGTGTCCGAGACAGCAGTGAACTTTGCGCTCGGTTTCCGTAACATTCCGCCCGTCGGCTTGTTTACGGTGCGTGTCGCCAACGCCATACCCGATGGCACGACTGGCACTTTACCTGTAAATCTTACCCTGAACGGCACTACTCGCGCCCTGACCTACTTTGGCGGTGCGGCTGTTACAGCGGCAGACTTGACGGGGACGGGGGTTTTGCTCGTGTTTAACGACCGATACAACGGAATACTGCAAGTAATACAAACCGCCCCAACAACGGCGGGGTAATCATTAATTAACTAAATTTAAAAACATGGATTTTAATTCGTTAGGTTTAAGCGCACCAATTTATGTCTTGAAAGTTGTTGACGGCGTTCCTACTTACTCGGTCGGCACGTTGAAAAGCAAAATCAACTCCAAAACCAAGTATCCAAACGGACAGGCGGGTATGTTCACCGCTCAGCCAAACGCCGTTAATGTTTTCGATATTGTCGTTTCGTTCAGTGGCAAGGGGGACGAGGTCTACACCGAAATCCCGATAGCCGCAACGGTGGCGAACACGGAAGATATGAAAAACTTCTACGGCACATCGCAAGGGGCAATTTCGGCGGTTTTGCGCAATCTTATCCAAAAGGCGCAGCGAGCACTTGACCCCGCTGAAATAGAACGCCACAAGCAAATGATAGCGGCGGGCAGCAAGATTATGGAGGAGATTGACCCGCAGTTTGCAGAGGAAAAACGCCAAGCACGTTCAATCGCAGACTTGAAAAAGAGTCAAGAGGAGTGGGACAAACGGCTCACCAAGATTGAAGCCGACAACAGCAAGATACTTTCATTGTTGCAGAAACTAACGGAGAAATCCCCTAAAAATTAGAGTATTATGGCATATATTGTAATAGACAAGGACGGCGAGGGTAAGTCTGAAATGCGCTCGCAAATGCGCGAGGAAATGCGCAGAAACCGTCGCAGCGGCTACCGTAATTACGACGGTGGCAAGGGTGGTTCTTACGAAGAGGGCTACCGCCACGGCTACAAACACGGCTGGGAAGATTGCGACGAGGACGAGGACGAATACCGTCGCGGCGGACACAGCGGTCGCTACTAATAAGCGGCTCCACAATTAATTTCAGGCGGCTGTCTTATTCATTAGGGCAGCCGTTTTTTATAAACTCTTAAAACCGAAAAAATGAAAGAATACATAAGCGAGGGACGGGCAATGTACGAAGACCAAAATCACGGCTTGTTCTCTAAATCACTGGCAAAGTGGGCAATCAGTAACATGCGGACGTGGGACAGCGCAACGCGGGAAATGAAACCCATCAAGCCGCACACCATAGACGAAATGGAGGAGGCATTTAAAACCGCCGGCATAGAAATAAGCGACGAGCTGACCTATTCCGCTTGGTACTTGTTCAATATGGCATACGCCGACTACCCGAAAACACTGACCACCGACACCCAGCGGGCGTATTTCGTCAAGGAGACGCTTCTTGACCCCGACTGCGACCCCAAGGCGGTGCTGGAGTGCTTCATTGCCAAGATGTGCGTGATGGGCGTGCCAATTTTTTGGGAAAAATTTCTCTAATACGACAATTTCCAAAATAGAAATAGTCGGCAGTTGGTTACAATTTGTCACCGTTTGCAAGCGACAAAGATGTCGGGAGCAAGTTACAGGCAAGTTAAAATTCCACGATTTGCCCCCTGTAATTCAACGCCTTAACGGTTTGGTAGTGAAGCATAATTCACAACCAAGCAAGTTGTTTCTTTTCTTTTGAAAAGTGCAAGAAAACGACCAAAAAACGACCAAAAAACGTCCAATTTAAAAAATAAAAAGACGTAACGCACAAATAATCAATTAAATAAAAACGTCCAAAAAACAAATAAAACAGAAATAAAAATGATAGAGCAAGGCTTTTATGTAGAAAAGGAAATACCGCAGCGGTGGTGGGTTATGGTGCTTTGCGGTGTTGAGTCCGATAAGGATTTAGACCGTGCCTTTGGTTCAATCTTATCCGCTGGGGCGGGACGTGAAAGAGCGGAAAAAGCGCGAGAGGTATTGGCACAGCCGAACAGCGGCTATATTTTCACCGACAGCGCACGTTGTTTTTCGCTTATTATCATATCCCACGCCACCAAATATTCCGAACTTTTCAACACCGTAACACACGAGATCTGCCATCTGACGGCGCATATCTGCGAGCGGTTTGGTTATCAACCCGATGGTGAGAAAGCCGCCTACATACAGGGCGAAATCGGGGAGGGAATGTACCCGCTGGTGGTTGCGGCTGTTTGTCCGAAATGCAAGTGTGGCGAGCACTGAATTTGCGCTGATTTTTGTTGAGGTTGTACCGCCAAATGGTACAGCCTTTTTTTATTTTTACACCTTTTATATATATAGATTATCCTAAAAAATCAACACTTTTTAACAAAAATAATTTTGTAATTATTGAAACCTTTATTATATTTGTATCGTAAAATTAAATACAAACAGACAAACAAAGTAAAATTTAAATTTTGGAGGATTGAGTATGAACGAAACAAACAACTGTCTAAAATGTGGGCACTGGTTTTTAAGAGAGGGGCGAAACGGCAACAAACCCGCTTGGGGGACTTGTTTTCACAAAAAAGCCAAAACAACCGAAACCGAAACGTGTGATAATTATATATTGCGTGTATGCGAATTTTGCGCAAATTTTTATGATATGCACAAAAACGAAAACGACAGAATGGTTGGCAATTGCCTTTATTTTAGCGACCAAATGTTTGCCGACTATCATTATTGCAACGATTTTGTTTGCAAAGGTAGGGCGGACGAACTCTTCAAACAACGAATAGCTGCTCATAAAATATAAGACAATGAAGCAAACAACTCAAACATTTATACTCCCCGTTGTATTGTGGATAAATACCCTTTGCGATTGGGATACGTCTTTGGCAGCCGACCTTTTTATGGATGCCGTTGAAACGTTGAATTTAATGGGCAAACCGTTTGACAAAGAGGCTGCCCTAAAAGTTGTTGAATATGTAGCCAACATCATAAAAACCGAAACCACCCCCGATTTTACAGCAACTGCGGGATTAGAGTTACCGCCGCCCGCTTTGACTTGTCCAGCACCTTTGCATATATCATAGTGGTCGCAAGATTACGATGCCCCAGCAGTTTCTGAATAACGGTGATGTCCACCCCCAATTCAAGCAGCATCACCGCAAAGGAATGCCGCGCAGAGTGAAACGTTATCGGCTTGTCTATTCCCGCGGCTTGTACCCACTTTTTCAAAACTACGTTCGTATTTGAGCTATGGGTGCGAATACTGAATATCCTATCGTCCGCCGCCCCCCTTTCACCCAGTAAGGACACCGCCTGTGCGGAAATATCCATATACTCATGCCCCCCCGTCTTTTGTTGAACGAACGTCAGCCGAGTATAACCGCCAACCTCCGACACGTTTGCCCATTTAAGTTTCGACACATCAACAAGGCGCAAACCCGTAAGACAGGAAAACAAAAACGCCCTTTTAATTTCTTTGTTGGGACAATCAGTCGCCGCGAGGGTTTTCATTTCGTCCATCGTTAAAAAACAACGGTGGGTCTCTTGCATTGGGATTTGTTTTACTTGAAACAATACAGCGGCGGGGATTTTATCTTGCTTTATTGCTTGGCTGATTGCGCATTTAAAAAGGCTGAAGTATATTGACCGAGTGTTGTTCTTAACCGGCAAGGCGGAAACATATTCCCGAAATTTGAGCATAGTTTCACGGGTTAGGCAGTGCAGTTTCATTTGTCCGAAATAACGACGGGCGAGCGGAATGATATATTGCAGCAGCCGATTTGCATTGGTGCGGCGTTTTCGGTCGCATTCAAGTACGAGCCATTCTACTACGGTTGTAGAGTCCTTGCTGTTGGTTGATAAATTCATGCCGCCCCGTTCTAAATCAATCAGTCGCTGCGCCCGTATGGTTTCAGCCACCCGCATTGTTTCCTTGTTCTGCATTTTGTCGTGCGGTGAGTTTTCGGGGACAAGGTACATCTTTAAAAACTCATAGCGGCGGACGCCATTGTGGTAAATGTCCAGATATAGAGAAAAGCCGCCCCGCTTGGTTGCTTTCTTTCGTATTTCTATTCTCATTTTGTTACTTGTTTTTGGAGTAACAAAGGAATAACAAAAAAGTGAGAAATAAAAGGAAATAAAGAAAAAAGAATAAAAAAGGGCGGGAATTTTATAAAATGTTATTTTTCAGGGTGTTGTACTCTTTATTTACATTTCTTTCCCGTTTTTTCTCAAAAAATTAAGGCGGCATACTTAATTATAACAAAAGGACGTCGCCTTGTTAATTGGTTGAAACTTACATTTATACGGTTGTTGTGCCGTCAAAAGTAACAAATAAGGCACAAAACCGCCGTTATATATACATTTGTTTTCGTTCGGTGATTTCTTTGTTGATGTTTTTGACCAGCATTTGCCGGATTGTGCCAATGTCCTCGTCGGTAAGGAAACACTCGACAAATTCGGGTAGATTGTCCACGCCCTTTGTGGCTACGGACAATTGTTCGGTTTCTATTCGTGCTTTGAGATTTTCAAGTCTCGACACGTAGCGGCTGTTTGCTTCTTTTAAATCCATGGTGTTAACTTTTTATAAGATTTTTTATGATATTTCCTCGGCATACGCTTCTATGCACCATTCCCCTTTGTTGACAAACTCTACCGTAATATCGTTGAGATGTTCTCTGTTTCGGAGTATCAGTGTGGGTGTTGGCTCTGCAAAAGTCGCCATATTGAGAATTTTAAATATATTATTAATATTTTCAATACTAAAACCACAAAAGGTGTTTTTTGCATAGTCTATACCCCAAAATAGGGGCATTTCGCGTGCATAGTCGGTGATTTCTAACACGTCGTTATCCTCGTAATGCACGGAAAGACCGTGTGCCAAAGCAAAGTTTTTGGCTTGGCTCATGGATTGAGTAATTCGATTAAATGTTTCAGTCGTTATGTGTTTCATTGTACAAATCTCTTAGGAAAAAAAGTTTTTGCCGTATATTTATTATTACATCGTCTTTCCAATTAGCCATTTTAGACAATGCAAATCGGATTTGTTCGGTTATTTGTTGTTGTGTTTCCAATTCCAAACCACAATTTTGCATATAGTCAGTAATAGGCTCTACAAGTTCGGATATTTTTTGTTCGTTTGTTTGCATAGTCTTTTTTTATAAAATTTTAATTGGTTTGTAGTGATAATGTTTAAGGAAAAAGTCTTTGTGAATAAAACGTCGCATAATTAACGGTTCACCCGAATACGCTCTATCCATTTCCATAAGGGTTTCGCCGGAAGCCGTCTCAATAACAGCGTAAATCCCGATTAGGTCATTATCGCCGTTCTTGTCGATGAGTGTTTGCAAGTCCTTGGAAATGTATATATTGTTATCGATATCATTATCAAGCGGTAGCAGCAAAAAATCTTTTGCGTATGATATATCCATGGCTCATTTTGTTTTGTTTCTTATTTTAACGCCAAAAATACTTATAAAGTTTATAACTACAAAGAAATGATTATTTAAAAAGTGTTAAATTGTGTTAATCTTTTAACCTTGTGAACTTTGGCGTTTACACCTTATATTATATATTTGCGCAAATCAAAATAAAAGCAATTATGGACACAACAATGCAAAACCAGTTAACAAACAAAACGGAAATAGACATCGCCACCAAATACCGTGGACTTATCCTCAACGCTGAGGACGTCGGTCAAAACGTTGACAATCTGTTAATGCAGCAAAAAGTTGACGAAGCCCTCCTTTTGTTTCAAAACAGAGCCGACGAAGTGGACGAGGCTATTGCCGAATACCATCCGCAGACCCATTCCGTTATGCAGCGACCGAACAAACCGCGCAAAAACGACCGCCCCTATATAACTGAGAAACTGCCCCGCTCACGGCAAAAATACATCAACGAGGTCGAGTTGTTCTTTATGCTGGGCAAACCGCTGCGCTGGCAGTTGGATAAGGGCGACCCCGAAGCCTATGAACTTTTTACGGAATTTTTGGAGTCGGTGTTCTACACATCAAAAATGCGCCAAATTAAGCGACTGGCGGGTTCTGAAACCGAGTGCGCTAAATTGTATCACCTTTACAATCAAAACGGCGTGAGCGGCGTTAATATGGTAATCCTCGCACGTTCCACAGGCTACGACATCCGCCCCTTGTTCAACCAATACGGCGTGCTTGTTGCCTTTGCCTACGGCTGTAATATCAAAACCGCCAGCGGTCAAGTTGACACAACGTGGACAATCGAAACCGCCGACTATATCTATACTTGTTTGCGGGACAAACTGGAATGGAACGTAAATCGCCGTCCTAACCCCACAAAGCGCATTAATGTTATCTATTACCGACAGCCGAAAGCATGGGACGGTGTGGAGCCACGTATGGTGCGTGAGGAAATGTTAGACTCAAAGCAAGCGGACACCAACAACTACTTCGCCGACCCAGTGGCAAAGGCTACCGCCGACGTTATCCAATCACTCGCATCCCCCGAAACAACGGGCAAGCTCATTCAACTTAACGGGGCGAACTCGTCTTTTGATTACGTCAACCCCCCGCAATCGTCCGAATCACGGCGCAGCGAACAGGAACGACTGGAGAAGTCAATTCTCTTCGATACTTTCACCCCCGATTTCTCATTTGAAAACCTACGGGGATTTGGTACTGTGAGTGGTGCGGCTATCCGTAACGCAATGACACTCGGTTTTCTCAAAGCAAGCAACCTTGAGGAAGTGTACACCGAACTTATCAACCGTGACATCCACCTTATTAAAGCCATACTCCAGTACCAGCACCCCGAAAAGAGTGCGGCTATTGAAGCCTTAAAGATAAGTTTTGAATATTCCGAGCCGTTTGCAACCGAAGACCAAACACAGAAGGACTTTGTCATTCGTGCTTATCAAGCGGGACTTTGCTCGCTCCAAACAGCGGTCACCGCCTTGTCCTTAACCAAGGACACCGAAGCGGAGATTGCACGTATCAAAGAGGAAAAGGCACAGGCGGCAGCACAACAACAAAGCACCGGCGACAAAGGAAAGGAACAAAAAAAGGTAGAATAACTTTCTGTTCATATTATTGGTAATGTAGTAGTTAATAGTGTTTTTTTATTGGAGAGAGCCGTCGGGAGACGGCTTTTTTCGTGTATATTAACACATTTTAACACTTTTTAAGTTAGTATATATAAATATTATATGTATTTTTGCAAAGGAATTTAAAAACATTACCAAAAATGGATATAAGAGAAAATATAAGCGCAAGCATCACGGTACTGGGACTAACCCGTTACCAAGTGGCAAAAGTCACAGGCATTCCGCAGTCCAATTTATCTGCCTTTTTAAAGGGCAAAGACACGCTGTCGGTAAAAAAAATTGAACAAGTGATGGATTACCTTGCCGGATTGCTTAAAGACCTTAAACGGTACAAAATCCGATTTAAACTATCGGACGGAAACGAAGTCAACTGCCGTATATCCGCCCCCAGTTCGGACGTGGCGATTGCTCGCATACAAAGCAGCCTTGAATTTCAGACTTTCAAGGAAAAGGCGGAAATTGTGTCGGTTTCAACCGAAATAGACGGGGGGGCGGTTGATATTAACCCCGAAAAATTCACGCTCAAAGAGAGCGAGACCCCAAACTTTTGGGTGGTTTCGGACACTGCCCGAAATGTTGTTGTAAAGTTCAAAAAGGGGGATTTTGCGCAACAAAAGGTAACCGTCTTGTTTGAGGGTTTGTCCGAAATAGAAATCGCCACCAGCCTTAAAGAAATAGGCGAGTACGTTGCCAAATATCACCCCGAACTCTTATAATATAAAGGTGTTTATAAATTTAACACTTTTTAACAAAAAAACTTTGAAAAAAAATTGCATTTTTCAGAAACATAATATAAATTTGCATCGTAAAACAAGGTACAAGTTAAACAAATAATTATAGGTTCTTTTTTTATTATTAGCAATCAAAAAAGACGGAGACAGGGTGAGAATCCCGCAGCCTTTGGGGTGTCCCCTTGGGTGTAGCTCCAAAACCTTGCATATTATATGTACACGGCAGAGCACCGTCTTTTTAAAAAGGATAAGGTTAAAACGTTAATACCTTATTAGGTCGTGTTAACGCGACCACGCTAATTGGGCGTATGTATGTAACCCCGCCCCTTTCGGGGAGTAAACGGTGCGAGTCCGTTATTAGCGGCACATTTGTCGGCATACGGTAATCGAAAGATTAGGGAGGCTACCACCCTCCTGCGAAACCGACAGGGGTTTGAATTTTGAAAACAAGTTGCTGAAAAGCCTCCTATGGTGGGAGGAGTAACATTGAAAAATGACAAAAGGCAAAGGGTGCTGCCCAGCGCACGCACTTGGTGATAAGCCAAATCACCCCCCCACCTTGCGGTGTAGATAGGTCGGCGGCGGGACGGCAACCGCCAGTCGTAAACCGTTTTTTATTGATTTTAAACGCTCTTTTATAAGGTGTCGATGTTTTGGTCGTTTTCAAGGCTACCAACTGAAATGCGAAAAAAAACGGCAATCGGGCAGCAAAACTCCGCTGTCCCTTTTTTATACGATATTTGAGTTTTGGTAATTTGGGTTGTTAGACCTATTGGCTTAGGTGGTCATCTTCAGATGTTCTTGCGGCTGGGAGCGCGAATCTCCGTAAAATTAGCAGCGGCTCAGGCGGGTTCGAGTCCCGTACAACCCACGGATTTAGTTCCTTGAACGTTCAACGGTTCGACGGTTGCCCAGCAGCCGTTATCGGCAAGCGAAGCACGATAACGTAGCCAATCAGTAAGTGCAGAGAAAAAATCCCACGGTGGGTAAGGTGCAAACTTATTTGGGGTGTCGATTACGCAACACCGTTTTTTTGTAGTATCTCATAACAATCCTTTCTATAAGTGTTTTGGGGCAGTCGCAAGGCTGCCCTTTTTTATGCTTATAATATAATTTTTTATTCCTTTTTATAATCCTTTGAGCCTTAATCTGTTACAGCCTTTTTTGGTATGTGACTTTTTTGTCGTTTTCGCTGATTTTAAATTTGTTATGCAAAAACAAATAAAAATCATAAAAAAATGAAAGATAAAATTTTCGCAGCCCTTAAACAGGAATATTCAAACTTGGGTTTGGGCGACACACTTCTCCAAGCACAGGCAGAAAGCCTTGCCAATTTGGGGTTCGTAACCGACGAAAACCTTGAGGCAATAGTAAAAGCACAGGCAAACGGTTTAAAAGCAATCCAAGCCGCAAACGACAAGAGGGTCGGTGACGCTCTTGCTAAATCGGCAAAGGAAAAGGAAACCGCCGCAAAAGAACTGCAAGCGCAAGTTGACGAACTCTCGCAGCAGATTGAAGCCGACAGAAAGACTTTAACCAAGCAAGCAGAGGAACTTAAAGCCGCACAGGAATTACAGGCAAAACTTGACGAACTCAAAGCGCAAACTGAAAAGCAAAACGCCGAGTACGAAAAGAAAAAGGCAGACTTAATGGCATTAATTACTGGTGAACAGCCGCAATCTCAACAAGAGAAACCGACCGCCCCCGTAACCCCGCCCGTACCGCAGCTGCAGCCAGTGGCGCAACCCGAACCGAAACCTGAGCCAAAAGCACAGCCCGCATTTGACGAGGCAGCATTCCGCAAGCAGTTGGACAAAGAATGGACGAAAAAACTCGAAGCCATCACCACCTCCAACGGCTCACAAATCCAGCAAATGTTGGATGCTAACAAAGAGCTCGCTGCACAAGTGCAAGCTCTTGTTAAAGAGAACACGGAATACAAAGCACAAAAGGCTGCAGAGAACCGTCGAAATTTTATCCTCAACAAAGCACACGAACTCGGCATACCCGAATGGCGAATCAACGAGGGCTTTTCTATTGCGGACAACGCAGACGAAACAGCAATCACAAACACGCTCACAACGGTTTCAAACAACATCCGAGCTAACGTGTTGCCACAAAACGGCGTAGCAATGCCCACCAACGTTGGCGTAAACAACCCCGACGCTTCGGCAGCAATTGAAGCTATCGCCTCACAGTTAGTTCAAAACCATTAAAAATTGACTGAATTATGAAACGCGAAATTACCACATCAGAAAACGAGGTAGTTTTTGGAAAAGACGACGTCATTATCCAGAAACTCATCGCGGACATTGCGGGCGGCAGAACCATTGACTTCACTGGTTGGACACCCGACAAAATCCAAGCCGGAACGGTAATCATCAAGGGCACTGTATCTAATGCCACCGTATACCGTCCCCACCCAATCACAGCGGGCACAGCACCCAACCCCGACACTTACGGAACACTTGCAGAGGGTTGGTCGGTTGTAGGTATTCTTTACCGCACAATCACCCGCAGCAACCCCCAAGGTTCAATCTTAATTATTGGCGTGGTTAACGAAACAGCCGCACAGGAGGCAGGACTTCCCGCCTACACTTCGGCTATCAAGACCGCGCTCAAAGACGTTCAATTTACTTCAGACGAGGAGGCTTAGTAGACTATGGAACAAACTATGTACTTGGACTACGTGTCCAAAACCTTTCCCGCTCTCGTTACATCAGTAGCAGAGAAGCTCAACGACAAACGCAACAACACCCTTTCATACCTCTACCGTGACTTACTCACCCCCGAATACTCGGTGGACGGCAGATGGGCAAGCGTGCTCGCAAAATACACCCGAGTTTCCGCCGACGTTGTGGCACTCGACTCTTCGTTGCCAATTAAGAGCCGCGACGCCATTGAAACCGTTAACGGTGAAATTCCGAAGATGGGTTTGAAAATGTATTTAACCGAAAACCAAATGAAAGCGGTTGACTCGCTCATCGCTCAGAACTTTTCGGGTAACTACACTTCTGTAATCATACAGAACATTTTCGCAGACGTTCCCCGCTGCATTGAGTCGATTTACGAAACAATCGAAGCCATCTTCCAGTCTGAACTTTCGACTGGTATCGGCGTTGCACCTCGCAGCACTGGCACTGGCGTTCGTATCGACCTCAAATTCTACAACGACCACAAGTTCGGCGTTGCAGCCGCATGGAACACCGACAACGGCAAGGCTCTCGACGATTTGCAGAAAATCTTCGACAAAGCGGAAGACGATGGTAATGTTATCACCGACATGTGGGCGGACGACACATTCCTTAAATCGTTCTACGCTAACAAACAAGTTAAAGAGCAGTACGCTTTCAACCTTGGCTTCACCGGCACCAGCATTCCTGTTTTGGCATTGGAGCAAGCACAGGACGTTATCCGTAGAAAATACGGCGTAGAACTCCACCGCATCAACCGTTCATTCAAGACCGAGCTTAACGGCACAAGAGCCAACAGCAAATCATGGGCAAACGGCATCGCAGCCTTTACCTGTGACCAACGTATTGGTTCGCTCGTATGGACAAACACCGTTGAGAGCGTAAGACCCGCTGCACAGGTACAATACCAAACTGTGGACAACTTTATCCTTGTATCAAAATATTCGGAAAACGATCCTTGGAGAGAGTACACCAGCAGCCAAGCGATGGTAGTACCGATTATCAACAACGTTGACCGCATTTACTTGTTGGACAGCCAGACCGTTCAGCAATAATCAAGGGGGGGCTAAACTATGAAAGTAAAAGTTTTACAGACATTCCGCGATATTAACAATTTCGATTTGGTTCACAACGTGGGTGACGTCATTGATGTTACCGGCGAACGAGCCGCAAAATTGATAGGGTTAGGACTTGCGGAAAAGGAAAAAGGAAAGGCTGAGGAGAAAGAGCCTGAAAAGGCAGAAGCACCCGCCGATTTCTTTGCCTCGCAGACCCCCGACGATACTCCAAAGAACTCTCGCAAGCGTAACAAGGAATAGACCAACACATCTCAAAAAGAACGACCGCCGTCGAACACAAACGGCGGCGGTTTTCATTTAACCACCTTTGCAATGATAGAGAACGGCTATATAAAGTATCTTAACACCGAAACGTACACGGACGAGGACGGCAACCCGATTGATGGGGGCGGAGAGTGGAGCGACTTCATTCCCGCTTGCATTGAGGGGAGCAAGGACACCGCACAAAGCAAGTCTGAAAGCGGCATCCGATACGACCAGTCAACGTACACGGTTTACTTTCGCCGTCAATCCATATCGGGCGAGGTTCGGCTCTATACCAAAGAAAAAACGCTTTTGGGCGAGTTTTCGGTTCGTTCGGTACAAGTATCCCCAATCGTTAACGAAACACGGATTACGGTATGATTAAGGCGAACGTGACATTTGACCCAAAAGGCATAGAGCAAATAGTCCAAGCGGCACAGGTGGCGTCTGAGACAATCATTGTTACACGGTTAGCGGATATTGGAGCACAGAGCGTTGATATTGCCCGCAAACTGCCCGACCAAGGCGGCACGTACCACAACCGCAGCGGACGGCTCAAACGGAGCATCGGCTACATGGTTACGGCAAACGGCAACCCCGTTGCGGAGGATTTTCTCTCTGACGAGGGACGGCGGTGCGCATTAAAAGTGGCGAACGGTCTGCGGCAAGACGGCTACAACCTTATAATCGTTGCCGGAGCGGAATACGCAATGGATGTACACGTGAGGGGGTACGATGTTTTGGACAGCGCACTAATCAACGCCGACAGACAATTCAAAGAATTTTGTGACAACATAGCAAACGGAAATCAATGAGAAAGACATGGTCAAACATAGAGCAAGACTTTTTTACCGCTGTTAAACAAACGGCACTGGCACACGCTATCACGGGCGATGTGTACAAATTCGGAATCCGTCCGAAAGGCTCAAAGAAAGAAGATGTAATTATCAAAGTTTCCGCTCTTAATGCTTCACAAGTTCAAGAGGGCACGGTTGCGGTTATGGTCTACTTGCAGCCGTTGAAAAAGCACTCGGACGGTTGGATTGTCCCGAACAAACGCCGCATAGCCGAAATTGAAACCCTCGTAGACGCGCTCCCTGAGGAATTACTCCCACTTATGCCGGAGTACAGCGGCATACAACTCTTCGACGGTGTGGGCAACTACGCCGAACCCGACACGGAGGAGTACTTCGTATCGGTTAAAATAAAATTTCATTACTTAACACAGTATAAAATATAAAAAATTAATTATGGCAGTACTTTCTTATGGCAAACCAACAATAGAAATTGCCGAACTGGATGCGGATGACAACATGGCTCCGTGGGTGAAGATTGACACCCCCAAGGACGGCACAACCTCAATGGAGACCCAAGAGGGCGACAACACCGAGTACCTTGAAGAGGGCGGCGGTTTGGTCGATTCCTACCGTAAGGCTTCCAAATACACACTCAATTTTGAGTTGTATGCAAAAAAAGGCTACCAAAAGCCTATCACTGACGTAAATGGCGTGGTAACTAAAAACTACGCTGTAAGGTTAACCCCCGAAGACCCCGAAACTTACGGCTTTGTTTTGTGGAAATGCTCCGTTTCGTGTGTCTCAACCCACACCGTTGCAGACGGTATGATGTGGAAATACACCTTCAACGGTTTGCGTGCAAAAGACCGTGAGGATATTATGAACATGTTCGTAGGCGCAAAAAACATTCCTACAAGTGTTAACTATCTTGCGTTCAATGCAGCAGCGGACACCACAGGACAAACAGTTGTGGCAACAGTTGGAGCAACCGACACGCTCACCGCTACCTCATCGGAAACATGGGCAACAGCAGAAGTAGGTCAGGACGGCAAAACTGTAACCGTTACCGTTACAGCCAACGCCGCAACCTCGCAGCGTTCAGCAACCCTTACCCTCTCAACAACAAGCGGCAAAACGTCCACTGTCAAGATTTTGCAAGCGGCAGCCGCAGCGACTGAGTAATTATGTGAATCCTTTTAATATTCCATAATTTGTTTTTTTAAATATTATTTAGAGCCAATGGGACTCGGTTGTAACAAATACCGAGTCCCTTTTTAAAACAAGTAACAATGAGCAACAAGGAAAACACCGAACAAAAGGCAGCGGGGGCAATTCTGCAAAAACCCATAACCGTCAAAATCGGCACAAAGCAATACGACGTGCCAAGACCGACACTGGGCACCATCATAGAGGTGTCGGGTATGATTGCAGATTACAAAGACACCGAGTACAACGAAACGTCCACCGACCCCGTTGCAGAAACGCTACGCATTGCAAAGGAATATGACGGTTTGGAGCGCATAATTGCAATGATAATACTGGGCGCAAAGGTAGCACGCAAGGAAATTAAGTTATTCGGTCGAACTATATGGCGGTCAAAACGGCTTGAAAGGCTCGCCCGAAAGATTAAAGAGGAGATGACACCCAAAGAAATTACGGAGACACTTG